ATAATTTTATAATTTATAATTTATATTTTATCTATATAACTTATAAATTTATATGTGTTGGAATGAAGCAGTATCATTAAATACTTTTTTATTTAGTTTATTTGGAATAAGTTTTGCTTATTTTAATAATGTAATCAATGGTTATGAGTATTTATTTTATTATTCGTTTATTTCAATACAATTAGTAGAATATTTTACTTGGAAACATTTGAATAATAAAAAAATAAATAGATTGCTATCACAGTTAGGTCTATTTTTAATAAGTATGCAACCAATTATGTTTATATTATCAGTGAACAATGTTGAATATATAAAAAAATTACAACTTATTTCAGTATTTAGCATTTTTTGGTTGTTTACTCTTTTTTATTTTTCAATCGATTTTTCGATGACAAAAGCGCCCAACGGCCATTTGGCATGGCATTGGTTAAACGTGCCACCACTATATATTTTTATATGGTTAACATTTTTCTTAGTAATATTATTATATATTAAAAAATATATTCTATTTGCTATACATTTAATAGTTTTTCTTGCTATTTATTATACTTATTACAAAACTAAAACATGGGGGTCTTTATGGTGTTGGATAGCAAATATAATGGCTGTATTTTTAATAGTTCGAACATTTTTTAAATCAAGCATACCAAATTATTTAGTAATTAATGAGACAGTTTAAAACTAAGCCATATTTTTTTTTACTTTTTGACCGCTTTTTTTTGTTTTTAGCTTAATTTTAGTTTCGCCTCCAGTTTGTTCCATAGCAGAATCCAGTGTATCTTCAACTTCTAATCCATAATCGCCTTCTAACTCTTTTTTTAGTGTCCCATAGTTATTAATAGCAATCAATTCAGCAATCACACTAATAAATTTATCATTTAATTCGTAACGCTGTCCTAATACTCTAACTTGTAACATATCATTTTCTTTAATTTGTGAAAACATTTCATTATTATAATGATGGTCGCGTGCTATAAAAATAATATATGGAGTAATATTATCATCGGTTACTAGTTCAGCGCGCACACCAACTTTTGTAATAGATTTTGCCTCACAATTTAATATCATAGACTCTACTGGATTTGTAATCAAACACTCAAATACGCATTCAAACACTAATTTATTTGAAAATAATTCTCCACCTGAATATGTTAACAATTTCACACTATTATTTTTAACATAACCATCTTTAATACATTTTCCTTCATTAAATTGTTTTAATCTAACCTCTAATGTGTTAAATAAATCAGAATTTACCTCATTATAATTTAAGACAATTTTTTGCGTCAATAATGAACTAATATATATATGTAAATTTGTGCTAGAATTTTTACTAGTCAAAGTTTTGTCTTTATTCTGTTTTAACGAATATTTTTTATTTACTGATTTAGACATATTGGTATATAATAAGATTTTTATATTTAATATTTATTCAATTATATATATTAATATTAAATTTTTATATATACAAAATAAATTAGCTAAAGTTGTTAATTAAAGATTGAACTAAGTTGAAAAACCAACGTTTGTCGTCTTTTTTTATTAAATCATAATATCTAAAATAGATTTCCAAAGCATTACAAAAAGCAATTTGATTATATTTTTTTAATTTTTCAATAATACTATTAGAAACTCCAATAGCAACAAATATTTTTTCACTATGCGCTTTTCCTGCTTGACTACAACGAGCACCTTTATTTGTGCCGCTTTTTATTTTAAAATATGTAATATATTCTTGTTTGTTTTTTTCTGCCAACGCCAAAAACCCGAGAGATTGCGCAATATTTGATGGAGCAACCTTTTTCCTAGTAATAGTTTCAGCAAAATCATCATAGTCTTCGGATTGTCCTAATGTTAATAGCATATTAGAACCACTAATATGAGGAACCTTACTTTTTGTTATTATGTATAATGTATAATTTTTAAACTCGCTTTTTTGTGGTACTATTAGTGCTCGCAATTTACCATCACTAGACATTATAAAATGTTCCTCATAATAACGTGCTAATTCGCTTTCAAATTTTGAAAGTCCCTTTAAATCATAACCATTATTTAATAAATAATTCACTAATAAAGTAGTTTTTTCAATATTCAAATCTTCTAGTAAAATAGCAATTGCTAATGTTTGTATAGTATGTGAGTCTAAAACTGATTCTTCTGCTAATAGTTTAATAATTGAGCCATAATGTATATATTTATTATCATCTGTTGATTGATTAGTTTGTATGTTAGTAATATAATTATAATTTATTTCCAGTTCAATAATTAGCGATTTTACATTATCAATAAGCTCAATTGATAAATAGTCTTGATCATACATAGTAAAATTAATTTTTGTTTGCGCAGCTTTTGTATCAGCTTTTGTTTTCACAGGCTCAACCTTTAAAGGCTTTTCAACTTCCGCTTTGTCTACATATACTGTTTTTGTTTTATCATCAAATACATCAAATGTTTCAGGAAGAGCAAATGCTATTCCGTCGGGCTTAGTCAGTATTGGATTAGACCTTTCAAAAATAGTAGCATCATTATTTAATTGTGACGGTTGAAAAATATAAAGATTTTCAACATTTATTAATTTCCCTAATGTATTATATTTATCTGTTATATAGCTATTTTCATTATTTACTAACTGATCCAAAGCATTATTTATATGATTTGTTGAATAATTATTAAAACTAGTTAAATAACTAATAATATATTCTTTAGTACAAAAATATTTCTCTTTAAATAAATCTCTAATTAGTTTCACTATTGCTTCATTGTTGGTTTGTAAAAAAAATTCATTATAAGAAGAATTATTTTCTTCTATGTCTCCTGTTAATCCCATTTTTGTTTTATAGTCTTCTAATTCAGGCTTACATTTATAACTACAATCAGCCATATAATCACATAATGGGCTATATGATTTATCACCTATACTATAACTAATTGAAGCATTATTTGAAAGTGTTAGTGTTAATTTTTTATTAAGTAGTTTTTCATCAAATTTTTGTTGCTCATAATTTAGCATACAATCAATAGAATGTTCTTTTAATATTCGGCTAATAACACCAATAACTTTTGCTTTTGCTTCTGCTTTTCTATAAATTAGTAAATCGACTGACTCATTATTATTATTTAGTAATGTGCCGTGCATAAATATTTGGACGTTTCGTTCATTTAATGGCATATTTTTATGACTACATGTTCTTATTGCTCGTCCAATAATTTGCTCTATTCTATTTATATTAAACCAAGGTTCTAAAATATGCACTTGCCTAATAAATTTTAAGTCAATACCTTCACTTCCCGCAGCCGAAAGGAGAATAACCTTAACATTTTTACCATCACTATTATTTGAGTCTGTTGCTGCCTTTAAATCACCAACAACATCAGGAGATAAATTCTCATTTCCACTAATAATAATATATTTAGCACCATGAAATTTAGAACCAGCGCCTAATTCAGACTTTTTCTTATAACTAGCTATATCTAATTCTTCGCTTTGAGGTGTTAAAAAAAGTGATCTATTAGTTCCATATCTTGTAAATCCAATAGACTCTAATGTTAAGGCAATTGGAATCAATCCAGCATCAATAAATTGCGAATACACAATAATAGGCCCATTGCTATTAATAATAGAGTCTATTATTGATTTAATTTTGTAACTATATTTACCAATGCTATTAATATCAAAAATATTGGGACTGGCGCTAGCTCTATAACTATAGTTGTGCCTTGATTTGGGCGCATAACTTTCTTGATAGCTCATAAGATTATTAATGCCTGCTTTACCAATTATCTCTTTAATAGGAAACAAAGTATTTATTTCTTCCAAGTTAAGTGTTTCTAATAATTGTGTAATATTATGTTCATTATAAGCCAATTTTTCTTCAAAATACGATTCTAATTTGCTATTTGGAAATACAATATTTAATGCTTCTAATGGTTTTTGTAATAATGTATAACCAAAGGAGTCCATATTATTTAGTTTGTCTTCATCAAATTTAGACATATTATTTTTTAGTATAATATTATATACAAATTCTTGATATGGAGAGATGCCTGTATTTATATATATATCAAACAGTTCTATTGATTGTGTTAATGGAGTGGCATTAATTTTAAATTGCGGATAAGTCTTTGTTTTTATACTATTAGATGGAGCAAAATCATTTGGTAAAATTCTAAAAGGAAAACTTAAAGGATTATCCCCTTTCACATAACTAATGTATCCATTTATTTTTCTCTTAAATAATTGTAATCCGACTTCTTCGCCTTTGCTATTTACTAAAAAAGAACCATCGCTATTAAATATATCTTTAATATCCACAATGCTACGCCTATCGTTCATATTTAATATATTAATCAAAAAAATGATCTCTTTATAATCATTAAACATGGGTGTTGCTGATAGAAATAATAATTTTAAATTATTAACATTTTTAACAAGTTTGAGTAATTCGTTTGAAACCAGTTTATTAGTATTGTCTTTAGATTGTCTTATATTATGAAATTCATCAATTATTATTAATCTATTGTCAAAAAATTTCTGTAATCGTTCTGTCATCTTCTTTTTTTGTGTGTTGTCTAACGGATCATTGAGATTACTAGGATTTAAAGGATTAGATTTCTTTATTATGAGATTAGCAAACTGTGTATAGCCCATAAATAAATAATAATTATTTATTATATTTGTCATAATTTTTATTACTTTCTCTCGTGTTAAATTTTTATGTGTGCTATTAATCTCATTTAATATGCTTTGTCCCGCACAATTATTAATAGTCCAGTTATTATTTTTATATTCTAGTTTACGTTCATCAAATAACTGTAAATAAAAATTTTCTTGGACGTTTGGAGAGGCCACTATTATGATTCGTTCATTATAACCCATATATTTTAAATATTTTCTTGTTTCTTCAGCAACGCCTATTGCGGAACAAGTTTTGCCTGTTCCTAGTCCATGATAAAGTAATAATCCATTATATGGTGTATTTGTTGATAAAAAATTCTTAATGAATTTTTGATATGGCGCTAACTCAAAATCCTTATCACATATTTCATTGCTTAATTTTTCAAAATCAGAATCAATATTTACTTGTAATTTATTTTCAGCAAATTCTTTTTTATATGCTATTTTGATATTGAAAAATTCATCATCTAAATGTGGATATAATAATTTATAATTTGTATCAAAAGAAGCATTTAATTCTCTCATATTTAATAACTCAAGTGCATTTAAATAATATTTTGTATCATTCTTGGTTTTAACATTTTGTTCTAACTCTACTAATTCACTTTTATCTAAGCTTAATTTATTCATATTTTCTTGAAACATTTGCGCCAATTTTAAATTATTGGTTTTCATTTTAGTTTTAATATAAGGTGGTCTGTTATAGCTAGTAGCATCTTCTTCATCTTCGTCTAAATCAGCTTCTTCGTCTAAGTCATCTTCATCTAAGTCATCTTCGTCGTCTTCGTCATCTTCGTCTTCATCGTCTTCGTCTTCTAAGTCTTCGTCTTCTAAGTCTTCGTCTTCTAAGTCTTCGTCTTCTAAGTCTTCGTCTTCTAAGTCTTCTTCATCTTCCTTTTTACCGGCGCCGTCATCCATTATTTCTGGTTCTGTTGTTTCTCTTGGTTCTTCATCTTCTATTGGTTCTTCATCTTCTATTGACTCTTCATCTTCTATTGACTCTTCTCTTGTTTCTGGTTCTGTTGTTTCTCTTGGTTCTTCATCTTCTATTGACTCTTCATCTTCTATTGACTCTTCATCTTCTATTGACTCTTCATCTTCTATTGACTCTTCATCTTCTATTGACTCTTCATCTTCTCTTGTTTCTCTTGGTTCTTCATCTTCTGTTGATTCTTCATCTTCTGTTGATTCTTCATATTCTATTGGTTCTTCTGTTTCTTCTTCTTGTAAATCATTAATGATGTCTTTATCAGGTTCTGCTTCTTCTGGAACATTCATATTATATATATAATCTATATGTTTTTAATAATTTATTTAAATCATTTATTATATTTGTTTTTTCATAGTTATAATCTCTAATATAATTATATACATCATCAATAGGAACCCACTTTAATTCGCTAATTTCGTAAATTTGAAAGTTAGCTAATGGAATAGTATTATTATTAATAATACCAACAAAATATTTGTGCTTATAAGATTTATAATTTGAACCTGTAAAAATTTCTTCAAATGGAACAATATTATTAAAAATTTCAATATCACTTTTTTTATATCCTGTTTCTTCTTCAAACTCTCGTAATCCACACACAATATCTTTTTCGTGATAATTTCGGCGGCCTTTTGGAAATCCCCATTCGGGTTCACTATACTTTTTATCACATAAATCTACCAAATCTTTTAAATTGTAACTTTCTAAAATATTTGTGAAGCCAGATTTCAATCTGTTAAATTTTATTTTAGACAACTTTTCTTCATTTCTATATAAATTATTTGTATTATAATTCCATAAATAACTCCATATAGTATCAAAATCATTAGCTAGCAAATAATTTCTCTCATTAATGCTCATATTATTTAATAAATTTAAAATATAAATTTTGTCTTCCATAATATATTTTCCTCTCATAAAATCTATGAACGCCAAGCTATCTTTACGTTTTATTATTAATAGTTCAATAACATTTTCAAGATGTTGTAAATCATTATTAAACTGTTTAACTATTCGTAATGGAATAATTCCAATACTTGTTATAGGAACACGACAATTATGAAATAAATGTCCTAACTTACCACAGTTGTTGCAAAATACTTGCTTCTTAATATTCATAATTAGCGTAATATAGTAAGTTATTATATTAACGTATTATTGTTTTATATTTATTTAAAATACACATTTAATAGGTTTTATGGTAAAAACAAGCATTAGTTTTAGTAATGTTATTTATAAGTTATGTCTAATAATAATATGTCTAATAATAATATGTCTAATAATGTATTAAATCCAATAATATGGGGACCACATTATTGGTTTGTTTTATATACAATCGCCTTAAGCTATCCTAATAATAGCAATGATTCAACAAAAAAGAAATATTATGACTTTATAACAAATTTACCGTTATTTTTACCAATTAGTGATATTGGTAATGTATTTAGTAAATTTTTAGATGCTTATCCTGTTACACCATATTTAGACTCTCGTGAGTCATTTGTAAAATGGGTGCATTTTATACATAATAAAATAAATATTTATTTAGGAAAACCAGAAATAACTTATTATGATGCAATGAATAAATATTACGAAAACTATAAAATTAAGGAGCTAAAAAAATATGAAGAAAGCAGAAATAAGCAAAAATACATTTTTGGGAGCTTAGTAGTTTTTTTAGTATTAGTAATAATTGGACTCACTATTAACTTTAAATAATAGTTTTTATTTTTATTATAAATTTTTTTTACTATAAATTATAATATATTTATTATATTTACTATAATTAATATATTATTATAATTATTAATAATAAATATGAAATTTGAATTGCTCATATTAACTATAACGGGGTTTGTATTGCTTAATACATACTTTGAAGGTAAATTACTAGCTAAACTTAAAAATTATGAAAAATATTATAAAATGGGACTAATCGCTTTTGTTGGACTATGTATATATTTATTTATAAAGAAAAATCCCGCAAACTATAAAGAATTTGTAGTTAATACAAATGGTTACATTAAATATTTACCAATAGATAGAAACACCGCTAGTATTATAACTCCAATTATTGATTTTACATCTAAGTCAATAAGTAATGAATTAAATAATAATTATAATTTGAGTGCCGGAACAAACTATAGAGAGTCTCAACATTTACAAAAGTCAATAAACGCGAATTATAATAATATGACGAAGCAGCAACAAAAAATATTACAATCTGGAAATACTTCAACAAAAAGAAGTGTAAGTGAAACCAAAAAAAAGTTTGTGGCGGCTTCGCAAAACTGGCATTGTAAAGGTTGCCAAAAACAATTGCCTGCTTGGTTTGAAGTAGACCATGTTATGAAACTAGAATATGGTGGTTCCAATGATATTACTAATTTAGTAGCTTTATGTAGAGATTGTCACGGAAAAAAAACAGCATATGAAAATTTGTAAGACTGGTTACACAAAATTTGTAACCGTGAATAATATAAATTTATTAATTTATATTATTAATATTATCTAATAATGACACAATTATTAAAAACAAGTTTTAATACAATTAGTGATTATTCGGATAAAACAGTAAACTTCTTAAAAAATAGTATAAGCATTTCAACAGACGTGTTAATAAATGGAATAAAATTCAAAAAAACAGACTCTTCTCCCAACTATGAATATTTTTACTATAGATACATTAATGTGTTAGTAATTTTATTAGTTTTTGGTCTAGTTTATTATTTAAATAGTTATCACAATCTATTTGGAATAAAAAATACACCTTATGAAATATTAGGAGCAATAATATTCTTCGGCATTGGAGTCTTTTATTTTCTTTTTTTAGTATTTAGAAATAATACTAATAGTAAGATTGATACAAATGAAAGACTAGCAACAGATGAGAGAGACGATGAGGAGAATGAGTTAAGTAAATCAGGTTATGATGCAATTAGTTATAATATAAATAATACAAACATTAAAAGCACATATTTAAAACCATTAAGAATTTTATTCATGTATATTGGACTACTCTTATTAATACTAATAAGTATTATATACATAATCAACTATGTCTTATATTCACAAAAAAATACTAATATGTTTACTATTACACAATCAGTAATAAGTATAACAATTGTAATTGTTGTGTTAGCAATTTTTGCCGCACTATTTTCAATAAAAATGCAAGATTCAAATGACTCTTGTGAATACAGTGATCCAACTAAGTTTATCTTTATTTATGATTATATTTGTATTATTAAAAAAACTATTTTCTTTCTACCTTGTTTGTTAATAATTGTTATTGATGAAATTAATAAAGATATTAAATTAACACCCAGCCCTGTATATTTATTACTTTTTATACTGTTATTATTAATAACATTGCTATTTGTATTGCCTTTCTTATTTAAATATTTTAGAACACTTAATAAAAACAGTCTATTAAAAGGAACTGACCCGTATTATTTAAATGAAATGAAGGTTATTGGTATATATCAAAATCTTAACAAAAACGTTAATTCTACTATTGATATTCCAATACCCAAAAATGAGAGCTCAAGCAATCCTATTATAACAAATCCAATTGACGCATTATTAACTACATTAAATTTAAATAAACAAGAAAATACACTATTTAAAGCATTCGATAGTTCAACAGAAATAGCTCCCGAATCTACAGAAATAACTAAACAAACAAAAGACAATATAAGCGACACAAAAGGTTACAATTTTAAATTATTGAAAAATGATTATAATGGAATATATAATATAAAAACTAGCTTTTATGATCCACCCAAAACTATAAACAAATTTCCATACAATTATACATATAGTATAAGTTTTTATGTTTATATAAATCCACAACCAACAAATACATCAATAGCTTATAATAAAGATACTGAAATTTTTAATTATGCTTATAAACCAGTAATATATTATAATGGAAAATCACAATCTATTATTATTAGATCTAGAACACTAAATAATAAAGGAGATCAGTTAGATACTATATATGAAGGAAAAAATATAAAACATCAAAAATGGTTGTTTTTTGTTATTAATTATTCCAATAATAGTATAGATGTTTTTATAGATGGTAAATTGGTCGGTACAAAAAAAGACGTAACCCCTTATTTTAAAGGCGATAAAGTAACAATAGGAGAAAATGAAGGAATACATGGAAGTATTAAAGAAATAAACTATTATAGTGATATTACAAGTCCATTAACAATTGAGTTATTATATAATTTAACAAATAATAAATAATAATTAATAATTAATAATTAATAATTAATAGTTAATAGTTAATAGTTAATTAACAAATACATAAATTTTTATATTTAAGATTTTATATTTAAGATATTATATTTAAGATCTTTTAATATTTTAATATAATAATATTTTAATATGGGCATATTTAATATTATTATTGTGATAATCTTGATTATTGTGGTAATATGGGGCCTTCGTAATTTATTTTTTAAAACAAATATAATTTATGATGTTATGTGCGATGCTGCTAAACCAGTAGCACTACAAAGTTCTGTTAGTTCATTATTTGTAACAAAAAGCAATATAATAATGGCGCAAGATATTCCAGAAAATAGCTCATCTAATTTCACATTAAGTGTATGGTTTTACATAGATAATTGGGGCAATAATATATCAAACGAAAAAAATATCTTATATATGGCCGTGGATTCAAGTGCTCCAACATTGCCCGAACTAGCTTCAATGTTAAGCGGTCTAAGCACTAAAGTGGAAAAAGATATTAGTTTAAACCAAGTTAAACCTAAAAATATAAATATTGCTTTAGATAAATATGAAAATAATTTATTAATTGATATTGAAACATATTTAGATAATAATGTATCGGGTAGAGCAAGAAGTGCTTTAGTAAATAAAAGAAACTACACAAGATATAAAATACCAAATATACCAGTTCAAAAATGGAATAATTTAACATTAAGTATTGACACAAGAACACTAGATGTATATTTAGATGGAAAGTTACGAAATTCATTTATAATGCATGGATTATATCATAATTTTTATAGCACAAGTGAGAAAAAAAATATATATATAGGAAATATGGCTCAAGGCACAAGCGCAGCAAATAATGAAGGTCTTAATAGTGGATTTGAAGGGTTTATTACACGAATTCGCTACGAAAATGATTCAATAAATCCACAAGAAGCCTATAATATTTATAAAGAAGGAATTGATAAATCATTAGCAAAATCATTATTTAATAAGTATAGATTAAAAGTAAGCTTTTTAGAGTACAATACAGAAAAAGGCAGTTTTGAAATATAATTTATATAATTTATATAATATTATATATTAATATTATGAATCCGCCAGAAAGTATATTTACTAATATTTCAAAAAATATTAATGCAGCTATTCCATATACTGCGGAATCAAGATTAAAATCAGCAAATGAATTTTTATCATCAAATACAATGATAGCAAGAATTACATTTTTGTTGGCTATAATAATTATTTTTTCTTTATTATTTTATGTTGGAAGTAAATTATTATATTACTTTTTTTCACCATCAGAAACACCATTTTTAATATATGGATTAAAAGATGGTACAGAAGGACTAACTATTACACAGTCTTTAGGCGAAAAAGCATCAATCCCTATTTTACGCAGTATAAACGAATATGAAGGAATAGAATTTTCTTACGCATTTTGGATACATGTTAATGATACGGATTATAAAGAAACACTTGACTTCAAACACGTTTTTAATAAAGGATCTTCACCAAATTCACAAGGGGAAGGAGGAACAGGAATATTTGGTCCTAACAATTGTCCGGGTGTATATTTATATAATGGTAAAAAAAATATTAGCGATAATTTGTTAGATAAGTTTCCCCTTTTAGGAATGTTAGTTAGAGTAAATGTTTTTCATAATAATGAAAATAATAACAATACTTATTATGATGATATATATGTCGATGGTATTCCTATAAAAAAATGGGTATGTGTAGTAATTAGAACAACAGCGCAAAATGTGGTTGATATTTACATTAATGGTAATTTAACAAAACGTCATAAATTATCAAATATTATTAAGCAAAACTATGATAATTTATATGTCAATTATAATGGAGGTTTTGATGGCGCCATTTCCAATTTAAAATATTATAACTATGCTATAGGAACTTTCGAAATAAATTCAATAATGTATAAAGGTCCAAATCTTAAATCAAGTAAAAAAAGTAAGCTCGGTGATACAAAAGCAGATTATTTATCAACAAATTGGTATTTTAATAATACAGATATAATATCATAAATTTAAAACATAAATTTAAGACATAAATTTAAGACATAAATTTAAGACATAAATTTAGGAATATATAATGTTATTTCTAATTATATGGTGCTTAGTTTCAACCCACAGACCAGGGACAACTATATTATTTTGACTAAAAATAATATAAACAACCTTAGTGAAGGAGTCAAAATTTTACTAAAAACAAATGTATCTACTGATAATTCTGAATATTTGAGAACTACTAATAGTTTCTTGCCTAGCTTATCTAATTATAGTAATATTATAATATTAAACTACAATATATTTAGATTGAGCGACAGAACAACAGCAGTAAGTAATTGTTTATTAACAATAAATAATATAAAAAATAACATAAAATTCATTTTTACTGATAATAAAAAATTTGGTAAATTAGTATTTATTAAAAATACTAATATAAACAATTATATCTCTGAAAATAATTATTTGTTAGCACAATCCAAAATTACTAGTAACAAATTGTATTTTCATTTAAATTATTATTTTAATAATATTGATACTTCTTCTAATTTTCATAACAATAGTAGTGCTAATAATGCCAATTATGATTATTATAAACTAAATATAAAAGACTATGTATTTAGAGATTCTAGTAATAATTTTTTAGACACAACTAAGGCGGATGGGTATGATATATGTTATAATGATTTAATGTGTAGAATTAAAAGTATAACACCATCAAATGGATTCACTAATTTGTATAGAGATAGTAGTTCCTCTATCTCTAATTTTACTAGATTTAGAGACATTTCTAATATAACATCATTAGAAAGTATTCCTAACACTAGCACTACACCTTTTAGAATATATAATAATATATACAACAAGTACACTATTTATAATAAAAAAATAGTCTACGAAGTTGACTTATATTATAGTGATAACCCTGGTATTATCAAGACAATAAGTTTTGAGACTTTTTTAATTAGAACAAATAATTTTGAAATGGTGAAAAATGCAACAAGCCAGATATTATTTGATACTAGTTCTAATATATATTTTTTAAATGTTCAAGTGTCTACACCAACAAAGCGTATTCGTTTTACTACAAAAGAAGACAACCCATATATTGTTTATTTATCTTTGGGCAATTTTAGAACAGGTCTTATTCAAAGTGATATATATAAACATATTAGTTTTCCATATGATTCAGGTAAAATAAATTTTGTAGAAAATATTAATACTAGCTCTATTTATAATCCACTTAATATCAAAAAAAAATATGATAGTCTTCAACAATATATTGAAAATCAGTATTTATATGATACTGAGTTAGTAGCAAATATACTTTTGAAACGTGTTAGCGCTTATAATATTTTTACTAGTATTAATAAAATATTTACTATTTATTTTAATAACTTATTTGATGTTAATAACTTAAAAAGTTATTATAATGAGTTTAATAATATTGCTTTCACTAATATATCTGGAGGCATTACAAGACCAAATATTAGTTACTTCAATAATAGTGCTAATTATAACATTAATACAATTAGTTTTGAGAATGTAACCATAACAAACCCTAACAATTTAAATACTAAAAATAAAACTCAAACCACTATAGAAAGTTCATCTTATAATCTACTTAAACCCGTTCTTTTAGATGTGAGATTTAACTATGATAGTTATTTTAATACATTTTTTAGTTTTGATGTATTTAATAATAATAAATTAATAAATACTAATTCTATAAGTTTTGAGAGTTTAATTTATACAACACCAAGTCGCGATTTTACAGACGTAGAATGTATATATATATATCATAATCCAGAAACAGATCCAAATCCCCTTTATAGATATCCGTATAATAATATTGAAATTATTAGAGATCCAAGTAATATTGATACAATATCTAAGGCAATTGAGCTTTTACCAGGAGCAAGCACTTCAACATCAAACAGTATAATTATTCCAGAGAAAAATGGTAGTAACTTATCAAGAAAAATGATACAAGGGCTTATTGGATTAAATAATGTTCCAAAGCTATTATCAATTAAACCATATGATGAAAATGTTATAGTAGGTCGTGGTTTTATTAACCAATACCAAATAGATCAAGAATGTATAACCACAACAGAAGACATAATAAAAAATAAAATTAACGCGAATAAACATAGTTCAGCAAAAGATAGTCTAACTTTTACAACCAATAAATTAGGAAAACAAAATTTTGCTAATTTAGTTAGGTCGAATAGACGCAATAGACTATCTCAAGAATGTATAGAAGAAATAAGAGAAGATATAATTAATAAGACACCTTTACCAACACAAGTTAATTATTCTAACATAGTTCCTTATACGCCTCGTTTTAAAATATTTAAAACTGGACAAGGCCATTATTTGTAGTCTTTATAACATCTATAATTTATAACATCTATAATTTATAATATAAATATAAAACTGTTTATAATTATATTATGTGTGGAATAACGTTTATATATTCCAAAAAAACAAAAAATTCATTAAAACATATTTTTAATAGTTTAGAATTAATACAAAATAGAGGATATGACTCAATTGGAATATGTTATTATAATGATTTTACAAGCAAGTTTGAAGTAATAAAAAAAGCATCAACATTAAAATACGATTGTTTTGATTTAGTTCAATCATTATATGAAACAAACGACTTACAACAACAGCAAGTATACAATCAACAATTGTTTTCTAGAATAGCACTAGGTCATACAAGATGGGCAACTCATGGCGGAAAGACTGACGCTAATGCGCACCCACATATATCACAACACAAACAAATTATACTAGTTCATAATGGTATAATAAATAATTTTATGGAAATAAAAGAGTTTTTACAATCTAAAAATTATAATTTTTACAGCGATACAGATAGCGAAGTAATTGCTAATTTAATAGAATATTATATTATAGTTATGGAATGTACTATTGAAGAAGCAATAAAAAAAACGCTAAGTCAGTTAGAAGGAACATGGGCTCTTGTAATTATTTATACTAAACAATTAGACACATATTATGTGACTAGAAAAGGGTCTCCATTATTATTAGGTTACAATAATGATTTTATAATATGTACTTCAGAAACAAATGGTTTTGCTGGCTTAATAAGTGAATATATTCCGTTGAAGGACAATAATATTATTAAAATAAGTAATGCTAGTTATACTAATTTAATAAATAATATGTCTTTATCTGTAGATATAGAGAAAAATAAACCCGATGCTTTAGTTGATTTATCTAATTATACTATAAAAAAAGTATGCTATGAAAATATAGTTGAAAACAAAGGTAATTATAGTCATTGGATGTTAAAAGAAATAATGGAACAACCAGAAACACTACAAAAAGCATATAATTACGGTGGTCGCATTAATAATAATATTATCAAATTGGGAGGATTAGATAATATAAGTAATATTATTAAGTATATAGAATTCATTTATATAATTGGTTGCGGCACAAGTTATCATGCTTCATTAATAGGTGAGCTCTATTTAAATGAAATAAAACAATTTATATGTGTTAAAAGTGTAAATGCTTGTGAGTTTAATGAAAATATTTTGCCTAATATTAAAAATTATTCAACGTCATTGTGTATATTTTTATCACAATCAGGCGAAACTATGGATGTATATAATTGTTTGAAAATTTGTAAGTCCAAGAAATGCCTAACTTTGGGTATAATAAATAAAGTAGATTCGTTAATAGCGCGCGAAGTGGATTGTGGTATATATATGAATGCTGGAACAGAAATAAGTGTTGCTTCAACAAAATCATTTACAAGCATGTTAATAATATTAAGCTTACTTAGTATGTGGTTTGTAAATAATGATTATTATAGTAATAATAATAAAATAGACAATCTTAGAATTCTTCCGAATAGTGTGAGACAACTTTTATATGATATAAATTTTATGAATAAAATTTGTATATTAAAAGATTTTATTATTAACAATTGTGTAACAAGTATATTTATATTAGGAAAAGACAAATTATACCCAATAGCATGTGAAGGTGCTTTAAAAATCAAAGAGGTTTGCTATATCCACTGTGAAGGTTTTAGTGCTAGCTCATTAAAACATGGACCATTTGCGTTATTAACTAGTTCAAATTTAACACTATTATTAATAGATATACATAATACTAAGGATCTAAATAATTTAAAATCAACATATTATGAAATAATTGCGCGAGAAACCAACATATTTGTTATAACAAACTCTCAAACTGTTATAGATGACTTAAAATTAAGTGAAGACAAATTTATATTATTAGTAAATCTTGACTATTATAATGAAATTTTATACATAATAACATTACAAAAATTAGCATATGAAGTGTCTTTAGGTAAGCATATTAATCCAGATAAACCACGCAACTTGGCAAAAGTAGTTTCTGTTGAATAAAAACTCAATTTAATTTGTTAAAAGTCTTAGTTAGTAACCACCGTGGTTTAACATGTCTTTTTATTAACGTTGAGCTTTTATATACGTTTAATAGACTATTTTCTAACATATTTTGTTTATAATAAGTACTAGCACTAGGGATCAATGTTTCAAATTTATGTATATTTATAACATATTCATTTTGTTTTATAGCACTTATTTTATTGGTGTCTTCATTTACATTACTTATTTTATTGATGTCTTCATTTACATTATTAACAATTGAATAATATAAATTACTTATATTATTTAAATTATCAACAAATTTGCCGTTAACATAAGCCAATGGTTCTCTAGTGTTAATTAGTCTGGTGGGATCGTCGTGTAAATGTATAATATTCTTAGAATTAACAGGACAAAATTGGTCTCTATTAATGATTAACGATTGTTGTAGTACCCTATCATTTAAAGCATTGTCTTCTAGTCCCCATCCCCAATTATTTGGGAATCCATTGCATTTTTCAAAATCACCTCCATTTATTGAAACTATTCCTCCTAAAGCAAAAGTAAAACCATAAAAATGTTTTACTATTCCTGGATTTGTTACATAATCAAATATATTTTTCATTGTAGGTAATGTATCAACATCATTAAATACAAAAGTAATATTTTTATAATCATTTGGATATTTTTCTTTCATAACCAGAAAACCAATATTTTTTGTTGCTCCGCGATTGAACATTCTAGAATCAGTTTGATGACTATAATATATTTCATAGTCATCTTTGTTATAGTCTTCCATAATATATTTCATATATATAGAAAAGTGATGCTTTTGTCTTTCACGATCTCTATATGGGACAATAAAAATTAGTTTAGGAACAGTCATCATTTATTTATATTTATATAATTATATAAAAAATTATATAAAAAATTATATAAAAAATTATATAAAAAATTGAAAAGTTATTATAAATTTAAAGACTATTAATTAAATAATTAAATAATTAAATAATATTAATTAATATGACTACATTTAAATGTTTTAAATGTTATGACTACAATGTATTAGAGGAAAACAGTAAAGGAAACCATTATAAAGACAATAAACAATTCATTATTCAGGCATTTGGAATAAATTCATCGAATAAGACAGCATCCATATTTATAGAAAAGTTTTATCCATTTTTCTACATCATGGTTAGCGAAAACTGGAATGAACAGCGAAAAAATGAATTTATGGGACATATGAAAAAATTGGTAGGCAATTATTATGAGGACTCAATAGTTGAATGTGTGTTAGTAAAAAGGCACAAGTTGTATGGTTTCGACAATAAGAAATTACACAATTTCATTAAAATTTCATTTACTAATACTGGTGCATATAATAAATTAAAAAAAATATTTTACGATGATAAAACCAGTAAATCGGGTCAGTTTGAAAGAACATTAAAAGAAGACGGATATAAATATGATGATGATATTGGAACAACACATTGTTATTTATATGAGGCAGACATTCCGCCACTATTAAAATTCTTTCATGAAAAACACATTAGTCCAAGTGGGTGGATAAAAATTCCTTCAAATAAAGTGCGAACTATTGCTAATAAGACAACAAATTGCTCTTATGAATACTCAATAAATTACGAAGATATTTATGATTATAAAGAAAAAGAGACATTAGTAAAATACAATATATGTAGCTTTGATATTGAAGCAAGTAGTAGCCATGGTGATTTTCCTATTCCAATTAAAAATTATAAAAAATTAGCAACAAATATACTTGAAAACTACAATTCGAGTTCCGAAAATTTCAAACTCAATTATGATTTTAATAACTTAAAACGCGAGATTTTAAGTGCGTTTGATTTAACACAAGACAAATTAAGTTATATACAAAAAGTATATCCTAAGAACCCTTCTATTACATTAGATGAATTGGAAATTTTAATAGATGAATTAACATACTATAACCCATCAAAGTCTAATAATACTATAAACAGTGATGAAGTTTTAGAAGGCGCTGACTCAGAATCTGAAAATGAAGATGAAAATGAAGATGAAGAAGAACATGAAGCCATTAATGATGGGGAAACTGAAAGTCAAGTAAAGTATAGCAAACGCAAACCTAAAATTAAAGCTTATAAGAAAGATGCCACATTAATAGAATTAATTAAGGACAACAGCTGTGAATATGCTACAAAATTAGTAAAGCTAGTCGAAGCATTTAGCAACACTAATTTTCCACCATTAGAAGGTGACATAATTACATTTATTGGTTTAAGTTTTATTAATTATACTGAATCTAAACCATATAAGCGTGTTATTATTGTTAAAGGTGGTTGTAAAATTCCAGATAAATATTTATTATGGGCACAAGAAAACAGCGTTATTGTATTAGAGCGCTGTACCGAAAAAGAAGTATTATTAACATTTACAAAAATCATTAATAGCGAAAATCCGCATATTATTACGGGTTATAATATTACGGGGTTTGATTTTGAATTTATGTATAAGCGATCTAAAGAGCTAAATTGTGTTAATGAATTTCTCAAACTTTCGCGAAACAAAAATGAAATATGTATTTCAAATGATTGGCGTGCTGAATATAGAGATAAATTGGCTAAAACTAGTGCTAGCGCTAGCACTAGCGACATTCAGAAAAAAGATTATAAAGACATTGAAACAAATAAGATTGTTTTAGCAAGCGGTGAATATAATTTAAAATTTATAAAAATGCCTGGACGCATTATTATAGATATGTGTGTTATTTTTCGCAAAGAGTTTACATTAAGTTCTAATAAATTAGACTTTACATCAAGCTATTTTATTAGTGACTCTATTAGTAAAATTGCGTTAAATAATGAAAATAATAGCACCAAAATATATAGCAAAAATCTTACAGGTATTAGCGTGGGAAGTTTTATAAAGTTTGACGAACAAGGGTTTAGTAATAATTTATATAAAAAAGGCAAAAAATTTGAAATTATTGAAATTAATAAAGACGAACAATGGTTTGTAATTGAGGGTCTAGAAGAACTGGATTTGGCCAATTACAAATATAACTGGGGATTAGCAAAAGACGATGTGTCTCCACAAGAAATATTTGCTCTTGCTAACGGTTCTGATTATGACCGATGGACTGTTGGTAAATATTGTCTTGCGGATTGCGACAATGTTATTTGGTTATTATTAAAAGTAGATGTGATTACAGACAAAGTAGAAATGTCTAATTTATGTGATGTTCCGCTAAGCTATTTACTATTGCGCGGACAAGGAATTAAATTACAAAGCTATGTTTCTAAAAAATGTGGAGAAAAAAACACGCTTATGCCAGTTGTAAATAAGCAAAAAACAGGCGGAGGTTATGAAGGTGCTCACGTTTTTACACCAAAAACCGGAATATACTTAGAAGAGCCAGTCGCTTGTGTTGACTATAGTTCTCTTTATCCTTCATCTATTATTTCCGAAAATTTGTCACACGACTCAAAAGTATGGACTAAAGAATATGATTTAGACAATAATTTAATTAAAGAAACAGGGGAAAAATCTGAGCATGGAGACTATAGTTACGATAACTTATATGATTTGGGTTATAAATACATTGATGTTAAATATGATACATATAAATATATGCGACCTAGCCCAAAGGCCGCTGAGAAAAAAGTGATTATTGGTTATAAAATTTGTAGGTTCGCCCAATTTCCAGATAAAGACGGTAAAGCTATTATGCCCGCTATTTTAGAGGAGTTATTAGCTGCGCGAAAAGCAACGCGAAAATTGATATTATTAGAAAAAGATGACTTTATGAAAAACGTCTTAGATAAGCGACAACTAAGTATTAAAGTAACAGCCAACTCTTTATATGGCCAAATGGGAGCAATTACAAGTGCATTTTATGAAGGGGACGTTGCGGCATCAACAACAGCTATTGGTCGTAAATTATTATTTTATGGAAGGGCAATTATTGAAGAATGCTATAATGATGTGTTAGTAACATTAGACGATAGAACAATTGTAAAGGCAAAAGCAGAATGTGTATATGGTGATACAGATTCAGTGTTTTTCAAATTTAATTTGAGGGATCCTAATAGCGATGAAAAAATTATAAATAATCAAGCTCTTATTTATACTATTGAACTAGCAAAAAAAGCAGGGAATTTAGCAAGTCAATTTCTAAAAAAACCACACGATTTAGAATATGAAAAAACATTTTGGCCTTGGATATTATTATCAAAGAAACGGTATGTGGGTATATTATATGAAGAAAATATAGAAAAAGGCAAACTAAAATATATGGGTATTGTGCTAAAACGCAGAGACAATGCTCCATTAGTAAAAGACATATATGGAACTATTGTAAATATTATTATGAAAGAAAAGAGTATTATTAAATCAATTAAATTTCTAAATGAGAGTCTTGAAAAATTGATTGCTGGACAATATTCAATTGAAAAATTATTGGTAACCAAATCTTTACGAAGCTATTATAAAAATCCAAATCAAATAGCTCATAAAGTATTGGCTGAGCGAATTGGACAACGAGACATTGGTAATAAACCAAGTTCAGGTGATAGAATGTATTATGCATATGTTGTAAATGCCAATAAAAAAGCACTTCAAGGCGAAAAAATAGAGACACCTGATTTTATTATTCAAAATAATTTGAAATTGGATTATGCTCATTATATTAGTAATCAGATTATGAAACCATTATTACAACTTTATGCGTTAAATTTAGAAAATATGAGTGAATTTAAAAAAAAACGCGGAATTACACTACAATCGTGGTATAATGAAATAGACAAATTGCGAAGTAAATGGCCTGAACAAGAAAAATTTGAAAAAAAACTAGAAGAACTAAAATGTAAGGAAATTAAAAGCCTATTATTTGATAGCTATTTAAAAGAATGTAAATAATATATATATAAATTATATTAGTATTCTAGTAATATATTATATTATAATATATAATAATATATAGTATAATTATATGGTTAATAAATTAACATATAAGTTAATTTCAAATTTTTCACAAAAATTTAATAAAAATAAAACAAATAAAATATTAAAAAATTTTAATACAAAGTCTGACTTTAAAAATGTGTTATTAAAAAGCGATTATCTTCAAGATAAGAAAAAAACTTATACAAATTTAATTGACGTCCAGTCAAAAATTAGTGACCAAAAACAAAGTGGACGTTGTTGGATATTTGCCTTTTTAAATATAATTCGCTATAAAATGATTAAAAAATACAAGTTGGCTCCAGATTTTGAGTTTTCGCAAAATTATTTGTTTTTTTTTGACAAATTAGAAAAAGCGAATTATTATCTTACTTATATAATTGATACTTATGATGTAAGTGTAGAAACTATTCAATCTAATGATAAAATAGTAAAATTAGTACATATATTAGATAATTTAACAGATGATGGTGGTCGTTGGAATGTATTTGTTAATTTAATTGAAAAATATGGTATTGTTCCTAAAACAAATATGGATGATAATTTTCATAGCGCTAATTCAGAAGAACTTAAAAATTTTTATAATGACTTTATACGCAAATGCGCTCACAGAATAAAAACTACACCCAAAAATGAACTTATAAAAAATAGAAATACACTATTAAACTCTATGTTATTAGAATGCTATAAAATTTTGGTTGTGTTTTTAGGAGAACCACCGACTAAAATAACATGGGAATATTACGAAGAATCAAAAGACTCAAAAGAATCAAAGAAGGCTAAAATAATTAAGAATGTTAGTCCATTAGACTTTTATAAAAAATATGTTCCATATAATGCGAAAAATAAAATATGTTTAATAAATTATCCATGTAAAGAAGCGCCTTTTTTTAAACAATATGACATTCAAATGTCTTTTGATGTTTTAGGAGAGAAAAGACGTGGTCTAATAAATGTTCCTATTGACTATTTAATTGATGCGACAAAAAAATCTATTGATAATCAGGAAGCAGTTTGGATTGGTCTTGATATAGACAAGTATATTTCACATAAACATAGTTTTATGGATAAAGAAGCTTTTGACTATGATTCAATTTTTGGATTTAATAATACTATGACTAAGTGTGATTCATTAAATTATAGACAAACAGCTCCCGTCCATGCTATGGTAATAAAAGGTTATAACTTAAATAACTCAAAAACCAATGGATTTCTTGTTGAAAATTCTTGGGGAGATAAAATGTTCGAAAAAGAAGATGATGTGGAATATGATGGAAATTATTATATGTCTGAGTCATGGTTTAAAGATTTTACTTTTCAAATAGTTATAGATAAAAAATATTTACCAAAAAAAATAGTGCCTTTAATAAATCAAAAACCAACAATATTACCCTATTGGAGCCCTTTTGGTGCATTATTACGAAGGAAAATGTAGTTTGCTTATTTTTATATTATAATTAATTATAATATAAAAATTATACTATAAAAATTGATAATTATTATACTATTATTAGTTATACTATTGTTAGTAGGTTCATTATAAATCTAAATGAATAGACTATTAAAAGCTATTGAAATTTTACAATTACATTTGAGAGAAAATAATAATGGCACACATACTAATATAAGCTCTGGTCAGCCTGCTATTTTATCTGAAAAAACGAACAATTGTTATTTATTATATAGTTATTATAATGCTAACCCACATATTTGTAAATTATATAATTTACAAAAGAAGTCCAATTCAAGTTATTGTAAAGCATGTAATAATGATAAGAATTATTTAACACACTTACACAAAGTTGCTTATTCAAAAAAAAATGATGCGCATAAGTTATGTATTGACTTACGAAAAAAATTTGACAAAATAGCCAAACTTGAAGAGTTATATAAGAAAGAATGTGATGAACACTCACAATTTAAAGAGTTACTAAAAACACAACCAACTATTTATATTGACTCAAAAGAAAAACTAGCAAAGTATAATAAAAAAAAGAGTAAGCTACAAAAACAAATAACATTAGAAAATAATAAATTACTAGCTAAACGTGTTAATTATATTATTTTACTTAAAACGATTGATTTATAAAGCAAAAAAACTTTATAAGGTCTTCAATACTAAAATAAAATGTACTATCAGAATCTTGAACGCTGTAAGAAATAATATTGGAATTAGACAATATATTATATCGACAGTTAGGACATGATTGATGCGTAATTAACCACTCGTTAATAGCTTTTGAATTAAAGATATGTCCACAACTATTAATTTTAGTTACTCTATGTTGTGGTAAAAAATCTTCATGTGTTATAGAACAAGAGTCATTTAATGGTTCACATAACGAACAAAAACTACATTCTGTTACATTATTAGTAATAATTGTTTGTAAATTACGCAGAGACAATGCTTCAAAATATTCCAAATTTAAATTTTCTACTATATTAATACTATTTGCTGCGTTATTTGCTGCGTTATTTGCTACGTTATTTGCTACATTATTTGCTACGTTATTTGCTACATTATTTGCTACGTTATTTGCTACTCCATTATTAGTTCCGGCAAATAATTCTGTATTATTTGCCATTAATTGATAATTATTAGCGTGATAATGATAATACATAGTTTCTTGCATATGTCTTATATTTGCACTAGCATTATTTAAATATTCAATACTAGAATTAACTGTTCTTATATAATTATTTAAATAAACCATTGAATTATGTAACATCGTTAATTCAAAGTTATTAGGATTATTCGGATTAAAATTAGGATTGCGATTATGATTGCGATTATGATTATTCATATTATATATAATATTCAATATAGTTAACTATTTAATTAATTATTTAAATATATATAAATATACAAGTATATATACATATATTTA